AGTTGCTCTGTCATTATATCGCTCACTCTTGCCGTCGTTGGCTTCCTATTGAAAGGTAATTAAAAATGGGCATAATGGATGGCTACCACGGTGACGAAATGGAATGCCGCGGCTCCTGCGGCCTTTGCGATAAATGCGAAGCCCGTGCCGAGAAGAAAGCTGATTTAGATTTAGACTGCCAACTGGACAGTGACGAGTGATTACATAACCGCTTCACCCCTCTTTTCTTCGCATCTCTCTTTCATTTTTTTCATCTTAACTTCATCTGCATACTGGAGTAGCCAGATATTTGCCCGTTTACGGGCTATACCTTGCGCCTGTGCGTCGTTTGGTGCCTCAACCATGCCAAGGTACCACTCTTCGAGATATCGCTCTAGGACGGCCTTAAAATCGCCCTTACCGAATGAGTTTAAAGTTCTATCAATAAACCGATAGTCGTCTTGTAATAAGTCAAAGCCGCGTCTAGCGCAGTGCTGCTTGAAGCTTTTTAATCTTAAGCTTTGCATTATTTCTTCCCGTTCACGGAATCATAATTAGGATTGCCTGGCTCCCAGAACGGAACGGTTGACTTTGTTTCTTTTACTGCCATTTTGTCATTTATAGGTTTAATTTTATTCTTTTCATTGATAATCCAATTAATTAAAGCCCTATTCCAGTCAGTTTCCTTTCTGTTTCTGCTCTTTGCGTAATTTCTAAAGACTTCAAAGCTGTCATTCAGATCGACTCTTCTCTCCTGGGCAAGCTTTACCGCTTCTTCATTTGGTTTAAACGAATCAGAGAGCATGCTTTTCGCCTCTCTTCCTCTTTTATATTCTTCTTTTATATTCAGTGTCCCGCTTTCGGTACTGGTACCCGTCCCGCTTTCGGTACTGGTCAATTTCTTTTTAGGCGAGTTATCCACATCGTCATCGTCAAGCCTAGGGCTGTTTCTTTTTCTTTCCCACTCATTAACGTAGGTCAATTCCATTACAGGTATTTGCCCTGATCTTCCTTTCATTTCACCCGTATATCTGATTAACTTTTTATCAATTAATTTCTGGCGATTAGAAATTATCGCCTTTCTGTCCATTTTAGTATCAGAAGAAATTCGTTTTAATGAAGGCCAACATGTATGATCTTCGCCAGCTCTTCTTGCAAAAGATAATAATAAAAGTTGTTCCATTGCTGATATATCAGCTTGTATTTCCCATGTAGCTAAAGACGCTTCCATACTCATAGTTTTAATCCTTGAATTAATTTAAGTTCAATTAATCGTTCCGTTAACATAGCAATATAAGATTCGCCCCAAAAAGGTAAGGCATTTTTTAAATCTTCTAATGTTGGTAAATCTTTAGTCATATAAATAAAATTGTTTAAATAAGAAAAAAATACTGCCGTATCAACGCCATGCTTGGTTGCTAGGTAAGTATCAAATGAAAGCTCCGTATTTGAAATCTGCGCAAATGGTTTTGGCTCATGCCTGATCTTGCCTTCGCCAAACTCTGGTTTGTATTTTTCTACTGACATAGCACTAAACTCCTTTTAGTTAAAAATTATAAAAAATTGAAAGTATTTGACTTGAGGGGTTGCGATAATCGTGTTTGCAGGTATAATTGAGGTGCATTATTTATTCCTTCTAAGTGTAAATGTGCATTGTTAAACCTTGAATAAATCTGGCAGGATTGTTCAAGTTATAGTTAAAAGTTGTAAAGTGTTCCGCTGCAAGGAACACGATGTTACTTGCAGCACCAACCTGATTATGTCCTCTTTCAAATTTTATGGGAATACCTTCCAAATAAAATTTATTTTCACTACTTCTGTATATTTTCTGGCTGGTTCATCTCGTTTTCGGCTTGCTGAATCATATGCTTATAAGCGGCCTTCCTGTCCTTATAGAGATACTCTTCCTTGATCCAGGCATTCTTATCCTGCGAGTAAAATAATCCATCGTCGTTGCTTACAATGCCCTTAACGACGAACTCTTTAATGAGGGGCGACTGCATGCCGATGTTAAAACAATAAAGCTTTTCATCTATGCAAAATTTGTTCAATTTAGGTTGACTGATTGACATTAGCTGTTTCCTTTATTTCCTGTTGAAGTTGATTAAGTGTTTCCCTTTCCTTGTCGATCTTTTTGATCTGACCCATAAAATCGTCATACCACTGGCAGAGATTACCAGAAACCCAAACGGCTGCGGCCTGCGTTATTAAGTCATTACTCTCCATATCTACTTCTAGCTGTGCTATATCGGTACGTATTTTTTCAAACACCACCTTGGTTCTGTCTATGTACTCTCTTTTTTCTTTGTCACTCACCTGTCGAATATCAACCATTAGTTTTTCCTTCAAAAATATTACCAATAATAATAAATTTATTTACATGTAGTTCGTTATAACTTGAATCAAAACTCTCAAAAACAAACTCAATACCATTACACACAACAATATCACTCTCATAAAGCCTTCTATTACTAGAATCAAACAGGATGGATGCTTGCATAAGGTTGTCAACATTAAAAGAAGATAATGTAACGAGCGGGTTTCTTGGTAAGCAATAAACAATACGAGTTGGCCTACCCTCACGAAAAACCAATGACTTTACGGTACACATTCCTTGAGCTTTGCTGTAATACCTGAAATTTGGAATAGATAAGAAATTCTTTTGTTTTAATATATTTTTTTCTGGCGACTCTTCTGCAATGAGAACGCCCTTGCTAAGCTTTTGATATTTCTTTTGCTGACAAGATGGTATATATCCGCGCTGCATCCATACGTAGAATGACTGACGAGCAACGCCTACAGCTTTGGCGGCTTTGCATGCGGTGCCGTAGTATTGATAGACTTCTTCTAGCGTCATTAATCTTTCCTTTAAAACCTAGTAAGAAATTTATCAAGCTTTGTAAGAACTTCATGCTCTAAATAAATCTTCATCTCGCAATGCTCATCTTTATGATGTCCGGTTCGTAACCATACACCTTCGCCGTCAAACTCTGCATAAACACCATCCCCAAGATAGGTAATATTTTCTTCGTTATTTTTAGTCATTTCACTCATTCCGATTCCCCCTTTATCTCTTCTCTGCATTTAACACAAAAAATAGAATTATTATGGCGACACCGCTTGTTTGGATACTTGTAAGGATCAATTTTGTAGAGATTCTGTTCGCCAAATAAATCCTTTACAGCTTTTTGTATTTTTTCTTTTAGACTCATTTCGGATTCCCAATCTTCAACATTAAACCCATCAATAAATTATTCGGGATATGGTTATTGTCAACGCACTGCTCGATTAATTCTCGCTGCTCGTCTGTTAAGTCAGGAGAATCAATTATTTCGAGCGCCCAGGCTTTGAATCTTTCTCTGGCTTTATTTTTTGAGAAGTGAGTTACTTTAGTCACTAGCAGAAAACCATCATTTCTTTATTTATCCTCTCCCATTCAACTTCAAATGATTCTCTTGATTCAAAATCTTGACTGAAACACATGCTTTTTGTGTTAATTAAAATCCTATCGTAATTAGTATAATAAGAGTCAATTGAAGATTTTCTTATCTTTGAGCCATTGAATTCTAACCACTCACTTTTCATTTGAATTCCTTAAAATTGGCGGCCTAGTTATCGTGAGGCGAATTATTTAAGCTGGTTGCCTCCCAGCAATATCTTTCAAGTACACGAAGAGCGACTAGGCCATAAATCTTGATGATTATGAGGCAAACCATTGCGCAAATTGCGGGATTAGCCTTAACATTCCCACCATAGGATTTGAACCTATCTAATCAGCCTTGTGCTGCATAATCATCATAAACTGGTGGCCTATTTTCCCCCTACACCGTTGCGCATACGTTTCGAAAGTATCGTCGGCCATAAATCTTGGGCAATAAAACCGGCTTTTCAGGAACGGTACCTTCGTCGGCGCGTCCGACACGTTGTTTATTGCCCGTTAAACTTTTTAGCATTTACTCCCGCTTGACTTTTTATTCTTCTTGGATTTGCCAGCTTGTGACATTGCAATAGCAATGCTTTGTTTCTCTGGTTTTCCAGCCATACGCTCACGTCTAATATTTTCTGAAATTCCCTTCTTGCTTTTTGCTGCCTTACCTTTTAAGAGTGGCATGATTCTCTCCTTAGTTTAAATACCAATAAATACTAATTTGGTACTAAATTAGTATTTGATTCTATGCTTGACATGGTAACAATCCATCAATATAATTGCAATCATTCGCTATTCGCGAATTGCAAATAACCACCATCAAGTAGGTATGAGAAAATGATTACAGAAGAACAAAAACTACAAAAAACATGCACAGTAAATTCTTGCAATAATAAACACAAAGCTAAAGGTTTTTGCCCAACACATTATGCGCGATTTAGGTCGCATGGTGACCCTACGATAGTAACCGCTCGATACAAATTTATTAATCCTAAAATTCCTACAATGAAAGAACACTTCGAATCTAAGTTCATTAAAAGAGATACCAATAAATGCTGGCTATGGACAGGAGCTAAAGATAAAAATGGTTATGGAGATTTTAACCTTCATTTAACAAATGAAACAAATAAATACAAAAAGGTTAAAGCTCATAGGTACAGTTACGAATTATATATGGGCAAATTTAAAAATAGTTTTTTAGTTTGTCATTCCTGCGATACGCCTTCTTGCGTTAACCCGAATCATCTTTTTTTGGGTACGGCTGCTGATAATGCTTCGGATATGGTAAAGAAAAAAAGATCAATGAGCGGTGAAAGGAATAATCGTGGAAAACTAAAAGCTCATCAAGTTATAGAAATAAGAGAAAAGCTATCTAAAAGATACAATCAGACCAAACTATCTAAAGAATATGGAGTTAGTAGAAACACCATAAAAACTATAAAAAATTTCCAAATTTGGAAAGATTTGGAGATAGGCCAATGTTAACTGAAAAACAAAAAAAAGAACGCATTAATGGAATTGGTGGTTCAGATATGAGTGTAATTCTTGGGCTTTCCAGCTACAAAACCCCCTATCAGCTTTACCTAGAAAAGAAAGGTTTAATCGAATCCACTTATGAAGAAACGCCACTTCAATACTGGGGCAACCAATTAGAGGTCGCCATTCGTAAGGAATTCAGGAAGCGAAATAAGGTCAAGCTCGAAACCCCAAAAGAAACCATCGTGCATCCCTTCTACAGCTTCCTACGTGGAAACGTAGACGGCTATATCCCTAAATGGAACGCCATCTTCGAAGCCAAATGCTCACACGCGTTCATGGCGCAAACCTGGGGCGAACATGGCACCGATGTCATCCCAATGGAATATCTGGTGCAGGTTGCCTTCTACTGCTCTATAAAGAATGCTGACCAGGCGCGCATTTCCGTTTTGATAGGCGGCAATGATTATCGGGAGTTCACATACCTGCGCGACCTGGAGCTTGAGAAAACGATTATTGATGCTGCCTGTGCGTTCTGGGAGGCAGTGCAGAATGACACTGCGCCACCAGCCACGAATCAAGTTGATTTGCGCTTAATGTTTCCAAAATTATCATCTTATAAAGTCAAAACAATTGACACCGACACACTCCAACATTTAACAAAGCTCACCGACGTTAAATTAAAATTCAAAGAATTAGATGCCATAGAGGCTGACGCAAAATTTAACATAACCAAATACATGGAAGATGCAGAATGCCTGGTTGACCAAGATGGTAAACCACTAGCTACCTGGAAAGAAAACAAGCGTGGCAGCAGAACATTTCTACTAAAAGGAACGACCAATGACTGACAAGGAAAAGTTAAAGGAATGCATTAAGAAGCTTAATTCGTGCGCATATTACATGGGGATTCACTCCGGCGGTCTTTATTA